TATGGTCATAGACTATTCTGGTTCGATGATAGGTACTATAGGGTCTGTTATTAAGCAAACCCTTAATCTTGCAACCTTCTGCAAAAAGGTTAATATCCCTTTCGAAGTTTACGGATTTACCTCTGGAGATCGTGGTTCTAAATATATGTCACACGATGAATTACCTACTGGTTCTGTTGATACTAACGGCACTAAGCTATTTCATCTACTATCATCTAGTTTTGGCAAATCCCAATATGAAGAAGCCTATAAGGATTTGTTCATGACAGTAGCTTCATCACGCTATAAATGGTCACAGGTAGAATGGAAAGGCGGAACACCACTAAATGAAGTTCTTCTTGGTCTAGAGTTTATATTGTCTGACTTCAAGGCTAAGCACGCAGTCCAAAAGCTAAACCTCGTGATGTTAACAGATGGTGCTGCTGCTTCAATGAGAACAACCTATAGGGATCGTCCAGAGAGCTTTACAAGAACAGACTATCGTAAATACAATATAGACTTTAATAACAAAGTCCAAGAAGTTGATAGAAAGCAGGTTACTAAGCACCTTGTGTCTGAATATAGTAAAATGGGTATTAACACAATTTGCTTCTATCTAACTGAAACAACCCGAGATATTAACGACGCTATATACCAGATGAATGATTTTGGTTATGTCGATTGGGACGTTGTTGATGAACAGCGTAAGCTTATTCGACAAGCCTATCGCACGGATAAGCTTAAGCTATATAAAAATATGTGCGGATACAATCAGTACTTCTTGCTTAAGGCTGGTAACAAGGACTTAGATACGTCTGTTGAAAGCCTTGAGATTGATCCAAATGCTTCAAAGGCTCAGATCAAAAAGGCCTTTTCGAAGTACTCTTCGTCCAAAAAGCTTAATCGCTCATTGGCTACTAAGTTTGCTCAAGCTATTGCCTAAAAGTTACGATCTGTGACGAAATAGGGGTTCTCAAAGGCCCCTAGGTATGGTATAATAGCACTATAAATTGATTAAGGGATACTATATTATGATGAATCAAACTGATCTACTGACTGCTATTTCTGCTACATATCCTGACCGCAACAGCCAAGAATTTACCCCTAAGGAAATACTTTCGGTTGCTCGTAAGCTAGGTATATCCGATGCTCAGGCCAAAAAGTTCACAGAATCTAATCCCAGAGTTCGCTGGGGCGTTTACAAACTAGAAGGCTTGGTCGTTCCATTCCAAAAGAAAGAAGATAAAATTATGGCATCAGTATCGTCAGTAATGAATGACGAAGTCTTTGTACCTCAAAAGGATCAATCCTTTGTATCTTGGGGTCACTTCAAAGACGTAGTTTCAGTTATTAAATCATCCATCTTCTATCCAATATACGTCACTGGCTTATCCGGTAATGGTAAGACTATGATGGTAGAACAAGCGTGCGCTAAGCTCAATCGCGAATACGTGCGCGTACAAATTACTCCAGAGACAGATGAAGACGACCTAATCGGTGGCTTTCGCTTGGTGAATGGTGAAACTGTGTTCAATAAAGGCCCAGTCATCAAAGCGATGGAGAAAGGAGCTATTCTCCTAATCGATGAAATAGATCGTGGGTCTAACAAGATCATGTGTCTTCAGGGAGTACTCGAGGGTAAGCCAGTCCTTATTAAAAAGACCGGCGAAGTCATTAATCCATCAAATGGCTTTAATGTGATAGCAACAGCAAACACGAAGGGTAAAGGCTCGGAAGATGGCAGATTCATTGCTGCTACAATAATCGACGAAGCCTTCCTGGAACGTTTCACTATTACCCTTGAGCAACCTTATCCCTCATCGAACGTAGAGCGTAAGATTATTATTAATCATATGCAAAAGTTTAACTGTCTCGATGAATCATTTGCTGACAACTTAACAGTTTGGTCAGAAACCATACGTAAGACCTTCGCTGATGGCGGTGTCGATGAAATTATCTCCACACGTCGTCTATGTCATATCGTCCAAAGCTACTCTATATTTGGCGATAAGCTGAAGGCAATCCAGCTTTGTGTATCTCGCTTCGATGAAGATACACGTGATGGATTCCTCGATCTCTACACAAAAGTAGATGCGGAGCCACAGTCCGAACAAAATAAATACATTAATGACTCTGACTGGCTCGTAGATGATTCTATTGACAATATTATTGATAACCTTTAAAAGGGATTTGTTATGAAAATGAAACCAAACGATCAAGGTGGTATTAAGTATGACGGGGAAAAGCCTGATTACTCTTTAGTCCCCTTTAAGTCTATGGACGAAGTTGTTAAGGTGTTAACCTATGGTGCTGCAAAGTACGATAGGTTTAACTGGGAGAAAGTCGAACCCCGTCGATACCAAGCAGCTGCACTGCGTCATATATCAGCTTACATGCAGGGAGAAAAAATAGACCCTGAATCTGGTATCAATCATCTTGCCCATGCAGTTTGTTCTCTCCTATTCTTAACTGACTTTGATCTTAAAGAATCCAGGGAAATTAACAAGGTGACAGTATCATATAATACCCCCTTTACTCCTGAAGAATATAACAGTATACAAGAAGAGAAAAATGCGGTATAATATACTACATACAACAAAAACGGGAAATCTAAATAATGAAACTAAGTGAAGAAACTCTAAGTACCCTTAAGAACTTTGCTAGCATTAATGCTAACATCGTAATGAACCCTGGCAACGTCGTTAAGACTATGTCAGAAAGCAAAACTATTATGGGACAAGCTACTATCGCTGAATCTATCCCTAATCAGTTTGGCATCTACGATCTAAACGAATTTCTGGGTGTTGTTAATATGTTCGATGATCCTGATCTCGAATTCGATCCCAATATGAAGTTTGTTAATGTTCGCGAAGGTAACAAATCTGTTAAGTACTTCTTCTCAGATGCTTCTATTCTAACTACACCAACTAAAGATATTGTTATGCCACCCTGCGAAGTAAACTTTACACTTACTTCTTCTGATATGGCTAACATCCGCAAGGCCTCGTCTGCTTTGGGTGTAACAGATCTGGTAGTCTCGATAAATCCTAACTCAGCACCGATGCTTATTGTTACGGACACCGAAGATGCTACCTCTAATACCTACGAAGTTGCACTAACAGAATACTCTGCAGCTGGTGTAGACTGTCGCTTTGTCTTTAATATCGGTAACTTCAAGTTCGTCAATGAAGACTATCAAGTATCGATATCGTCTAAGCTTTTATCTAACTTTAAGTCGTTAACTAGCTCTACCGAATATTGGGTAGCTCTAGAAAAGAAATCAACATTTGGAGGGTAATATGTCAGAACAAGAAGATGGTCTGTCTATCGACGACCTAATGAACGTGCTAAGAATTATTAACACATCAACAGAACGAGGTGCCTTTAAGGCAAACGAATTATCTTTTGTAGGGAATGTCTATGACAAGTTCACAGGATTTATTAAACAAGCGCAGGCAGCAGAATCAGCTCCTGAAACAAATGAAACTAGCGAGGGTAATGCAGATGGTAGTGAATAATCCAGCGGATCGTACAAAGATCCTTAATGCAATTAAAGAATGGTCTAACTCAGCAACACGAGCTGAAGCGGAAAAAGACTTACAAAAAAACATCGTAGGCGATCTTTCAGACGAAGTAGGTATTGATAAGAAGTTCCTAAATAAGCTTGCTACGATGTATCATAAGCAAACCTTTGCACAATTCCAAAGCGAAGTTGAGGAGATCGAAGAACTATATGAATCTGTTACTACCACAGCTTAACTCGTGACTGATGAAGAGATAGAAGATTTGATACTTCGGATGTTCGAAAGATATCCGAAGTGTCCAACCCCGGATCAGCAACCCCGGATTTTCTATTACCACTTGAAAATGTTTTTATATGGTGAAGGTTATTTCTAATCTGTTTACTTTTACCTTGTTATGTGATATAATATATCTTTATTATGGAGTTGTGAAATATGTCTACAGATTTTCTCTGGGTAGAAAAATACCGTCCTGCCAAAGTAGCAGACTGTGTCTTACCCCAATCGCTTAAAGAAACCTTCTCGACCTTAGTCTCTACTGGTAATCTGCCTAATATGCTATTCACCGGTACGGCTGGCGTCGGTAAGACTACAGTAGCTAAAGCCTTGTGCAAAGAGCTTGACCTTGACTACATTATTGTTAATGGATCAGAAGAAGGTAACATTGATACGCTACGAAACAAGATCAAGCACTTTGCTTCTACTGTTTCCTTACAAGGTGGGTACAAAGTAGTTATTCTCGACGAGGCAGACTACCTAAACCCACAATCTACGCAACCTGCTCTCCGTGGGTTCATCGAGGAATTCTCCAACAACTGCAGGTTTATCTTAACGTGTAACTTTAAGAATAGAATCATCGAACCTCTGCACTCACGATGCTCAGTCTACGAATTTGCTATTCCTAATGCAGAAAAGCCTGCTATTGCTGCTGGATTCTTCAAACGCGTTATGGATATCCTCGCATCAGAAGGTATCACCTTTGATCAAAAAGTAGTTGCTACCCTTGTAGAAAAGTACTTCCCTGACTTCCGTCGGGTATTAAACGAACTACAACGTTATTCCCTATCTGGCACCATTGATGCTGGCATCCTTGTTAACCTATCAGAGGATAACGTAAAGGTCTTGGTATCTCACCTAAAAGATAAAGACTTTAAGGGGATGCGTAAGTGGGTGGTGGACAACATCGATACCGAACCTGCTGCTATCTTCCGTAAGATATACGACAATATGCTTACCTACATTAAGCCCCAATCAGTTCCTAATACTGTTCTTATCCTGGCTGATTACCAATATAAAAACGCATTTGTAGCTGATCACGAGCTTAACATCGTAGCATGCATGGTAGAACTTATGGCCAATGTGGAGTTTGCGTAGTGAATCCGTTTGATTACCTAAACTCAATTAACTCTACTAAGAAAGACATCATGGAGGTAGAAAGCTCTTATAACCCCTACATGATTAATCGGGGTTTGTCTTACTTCAACGATACTGTGCTATACGCCAATGAAATGAACCGTTATCACCACCTTGATAATAAGCTTCAATATCATTTTCTTATAAATAGTATCAGACCAAGAAAAAGGTTTTCGAAGTGGTTGAAGAAGTCCGACCCGGACTCAGTAGATGTAGTTAAAGAATATTATGGCTATAGCAATGAAAAAGCCCGCCAGGTTCTTTTCCTACTGTCTGCCGCTCAAATTAATGAATTGAAGCAGAGGTTATACAAAGGTGGAAAATAATAACAATATTAGTGAAGTAGTAGATGACTGGACACCAGCATCGATGCTAGAAGTTACGCTAAATGAACCTGATGATTTTCTAAAGGTTCGCGAGACACTTACCCGAATTGGTGTTGCATCACGTAAAGATCGCAAATTGTATCAATCTTGTCATATACTTCATAAGCAAGGTCGATATTTTATTACGCACTTTAAGGAGTTATTTCTGCTTGATGCTAAGCCGTCTAACCTTACAGTAAACGATGTAGAGCGCCGTAATACGATTGCTACATTACTTTCTGATTGGGGATTAGTCTCTATAGTAAACCCTGCTAATCTACCTGTAGCCCCTCTTCGACAAATAAAGGTTATCTCTCATTCAGAGAAAAATAACTGGGAGCTTTGCCCTAAATATAATATCGGTAATAGCTAAAAAGAATTACACAATCGTGTATAAATAGGTAATGAGATGCGGAATGGTCCGGTCTCATTACAGTACTAACCTTGCTATAAAATAGGAGGTCATTAATATGACACTACAGCACTTTCCCTCTATGGGACCATCGTTCGTTGGATTCGAAAGGCTTCTCAACCAGCTAGAAAGATCCGCCAACTACAAAGACACCTATCCACCTCATAACTTAATTCGAAAGAATGAAAATGAATTCTCAATTGAACTAGCCGTAGCTGGCTTTAGTTTAAATGAGATTGATATTGAGGTAACAGAAGGTATTCTAACAGTTTCTTCTATTTCAGATAAGACTGTAAGCTCTTTGGACAATCATCCTGAATATATCCATAAGGGTATATCCACAAAGCAATTCCGTCGAAGCTTTAATCTAGCTGAATATATAGAAGTAAAAGAAGCACGATATCTTAATGGTATTCTAACAATAGATCTTGCTAGAGAAATTCCTGAAGAGAAAAAGCCACGTAAGATTAGCATTGCTAACTACTTAGAACCAGAGGTAGAGGAACTAGCTCAAGAACTATTGACTGAAGACTAATATTATGGCTGTAGATCGAACCCGGTACGCTTTCCCTAATCCCGATACAAAGGTTGGTGCTCTTATCAAAAGACGCCGACTTAACATACTAATTCATTCGTCTATGTATTACTACCTAGATACAAGCATTATATCTGATGATCAATTTGACTCTTGGTGTTTTGAATTAGTGGATCTGCTCAAAAAGCACCCAGATGCTTATTCTGATAGATTCGATTATGCATTTAAGGATTGGGATGGAATGTCTGGGTTCGATTTACCCTTAAGAGATCCGTGGGTTCTTGAGAAAGCACAATACTTAATAAAACTAAATGAGAAATAAATTATGGATGTGAAAGTTATACGATTAATATCAGGTGAAGAAGTTATTTGCTTTGCTAAAGAAGTTGAGGGTGGTTGGTCTATTGAAAAACCAGGCATGCTTATACCCACTGAAAAAGGAGTAGGTATTATGGGAATGATGCCATATACTACTATTGAGGATGAGGTTACTTATATAAAAGAAGCTATGGTCGGATTTGTTACTAATCCTATTTCAGGGTTGGAAGAGCAATATCGCTCTATTAATGAAAAAACTACTATTATAGCTCCTGAGAAAAAGATTATTATATAGGGGGATATACTTGTTCTTAATAATGTGGTATAATAGACTATATTATCGAAATGGAGATACACTTTGAGTTTTTATACTTCAGTTGCACGGTACGGGAATTCTCTCCTGTACCGTGGCTATAATGATTCCGGACGTCGTGTCCAAAGAAAAGTAAAGTTTAAGCCTACTCTTTACATCCCATCAAACAAAGAATTAGGTTGGAAGTCTATAGACGGTCGCGATGTGGCTCCTATGACCTTTGACTCTATGCGTGATGCTAAAGAATTCTCAGAACGCTATAAAGATGTTTCCGACTTTAAAGTATACGGTACACAAAACTATATTCACCAATATATTACAGAATGCTTCCCCGACGAGTTAGTATTTAATCGTTCCTTTATAAACGTTTGCTCTATAGACATCGAGGTAGAGTCGGATGACGGCTTCCCTTACCCTGAAGATGCCTTAAAGCCAATTAATGCTATTTGTGTAAAGAATAATGTAGACAACATCTATCACGTCTGGGGCTTAGGCAAATACTCTGTTGCCAATTCAGAACATGGTGACAAGATTAAGATTAACTATACCGAATGTGCTTCAGAACGGGAACTACTTACTAACTACCTTAATTGGTGGTCTCGCGAAGAAAATTGCCCAGATGTAGTAACAGGCTGGAACTCTAGGCTATTCGATATACCTTATATCGTTAATCGTATTGGTCGAGTATTTGGCGAAGATACTGCTAAGCAGCTTAGTCCTTGGGGATTAGTCCAGTATAAGCAGATTGCTATCAAAGGTAAGCAGATGGATACCTACGATATATCTGGCGTTCAGCAAATGGATTACCTTGATCTATTTCAAAAGTTTGGCTATTCATACGGTGCTCAAGAATCTTATAAGCTAGATCATATTGCTCACGTAGTCCTGGGGGAACGTAAAGTAGACTATTCTGAATTTGGTTCTCTCTATACCCTATATAAAGAAGATCACCAAAAGTTCATTGACTATAACATTAAAGACGTAGAGCTTATCGATCGATTTGAAGAAAAGATGGGCTTGATTACGTTGGCTATGACCATAGCATATAAGGGTGGTGTAAACTACTCTGACACCATGGGTACAACCGCTATATGGGATTCGATTGTATTTCGCGAGCTTAAGCGTCGTAAGGTAGTCCCACCACCTATGGAACCTAAGCAGACCCGATCTTTCGCTGGTGGGTATGTTAAAGCCCCACAAATTGGACTACACGATTGGGTGGTTTCATTCGATCTTAACTCGCTTTACCCTAACCTTATTGTCCAATATAATATGTCACCCGAAACACTTCAACCCGAAGTTCTCGAAGGCGGTGTGGACTACTATCTAGAAAAAACCGATAAGGTTAACTCGAAGCATTCTGTTGCAGCTAACGGATCTACATATACTAACGAGAAGCAGGGTGTACTTCCAAACATCATTGTTAACTACTATAATGAGCGTAAAGAAGTTAAGAACAAAATGCTTGAAGCTAAGCAGGCATACGAAAAAGAACCATCCATTAAGTTAGAAAGGGAGATAAACCAGCTAGAAAATCGTCAAATGGCTATTAAAATTCTACTCAATAGTCTCTATGGTGCTATCGGTAATGCTTACTTCCGCTACTTCGATCTACGTGTAGCAGAAGGTATTACCCTAACCGGTCAGTTAGCTATTCGCTGGGCGGAAAAGGCAGTCAATGCTGAAATGAATAAAATACTTGGAACTGAGGACGCTGATTATGTTATTGCCATCGATACTGATTCTGTTTATGTTAATTTTGGAAAACTGGTTAACAAGTTTGACCCTATTGACCCAGTTGAATTTCTCAATAAGATCTGCTCTGATCATTTCGAACCATTATTCGAACGATCCTATGCAAGCATGGCTCAGATGATGAATGCCTATGATAACCGTATGGTTATGGCTCGAGAAGCTATAGCCGATATCGGTATCTGGCAGGCTAAGAAACGCTACATCCTTAATGTACACAATAACGAAGGTGTACAATATTCTGAACCTAAACTTAAAATTATGGGCATCGAAGCTATTAAGTCTTCAACCCCTGCAGAAGTTCGTAAAGCTCTAAAAGATATATTCAAAGTAATTGTAACTGGTTCTGAACCTGCTACCCAAAAAGCTATAGCAGACTTCAAAGACTATTTCCTAACCTTGCCACCAGAAGAAGTATCGTTTCCTCGTGGGGTTAACGATATGACCAAGTGGAAGAACAGCCAGACCATATATGCTAAAGGCTGCCCCATACACGTCCGCGGCAGCTTGCTCTATAACAAAGCTGTACAAGACAAGGGTCTAGAAAAGAAGTATGAACTTATTAAGAACGGGGAAAAAATTAAGTTCTGCTACCTTAAGACCCCTAATACCCTCAGAGAGAATGTTATATCCTTCCCTATGTATTTCCCACCAGAATTACAACTCACACAATATATAGACTATAACAAGCAATTCGAAAAGACATTCCTGGACCCAATTATACCTATCCTAGAATGTATTGGTTGGACCCACGAAGAAGTAAACACACTTGAATCTTTCTTTGGATAGGGTATACATTTCTGTAAATTTATGGTATAATAGTTATATTATTAAGGAGTATATGAATGACAAGTAAATGGGTACAAGATATAAATGACATGCATCGTAAGTTTGGTGTGCATGATTGGGTAGCTAAAAAAATTACTGCTAAAGATAAAGATGCTTTGGCTGAATTCCTACGGTTTCGAATCGCATTCCTTCGCGAGGAGCTTGACGAAACCTCTAATGCTTATAATATAGCAGACAATGAAGAAGTTGTGGATGGTCTTATCGATCTTTGTGTTGTGGCTATAGGTACGCTAGATGCATTTGGTATCGATGCAGACGAAGCCTGGAATCGTGTCCATGCTGCTAATATGTCTAAAGAGCCTGGAGTCAAAGAGTCTCGACCCAATCCTTTGGGTTTACCAGATCTTATGAAGCCAGAAGGTTGGGAAGCACCATCACACGAAGGTAACCATGGGTATCTCCCTCACACTATTTAATTCTATTTGGGATAATAAGACCCATAGAAATATGGATTGCTCGGATTTTAACGAATTCGAAAAGCTCCTCTATGACTTATCAAAAATAGAAAGAAAGGATAAGAAGTCCGCACAGCTAATATCACCAGCTACCTATATTAAAGACACAACACGTGCTAATAAAAATGTAGAAAAGTGGGGTGGTTGGGCTGCTGTAGACGTAGATGATCTCGATTGTACTATGGAGAACTTACATGACATACTTAATGATCGTGTTGGTGACTGGAAATATATTTGTTACTCTACAGCTAGCTCTACGCTTGATAAGCCAAAGTTCAGACTCGTCTTCAGTCTTGACCAACATATTGACTCGGATAAAATACAACACTTCTGGTTTGCACTCAATACCCACCTTGAGTCAATGGGAGATAGACAAACTAAAGACTTATCAAGAATGTACTATATACCTGCAACGTATGCTGGTGCTAACAATTTTATCTTTACACATCCTGGTAATGATATCGCTGTCACTGAGCTTTTATTAAAATACCCATTTGCAACTAAGAAATCCGGTAATACTCTATTTGATAGACTTCCGGAAGATATGCAGAAAGAAATTATTCAACATCGTAAAGATCAGATGGAGAATAGGAATATTCGCTGGACATCCTATCGTGATTGCCCTTTTGTAAACAAGAAGTTAATCGGTGAATATAAGTCTATATCTGAAACCGGCTGGTATCACAAAATGTATCAGCTTATGGTATCGATATCTGCTAATGCTTTAAAGCAAGAGTATCCTATTACTGTTCAAGAAGTTGTAGATCTTTGTAAAGAACTAGATCTTGAGACTGGTAATTGGTATGCTTCTCGCCCACTTGATAAGGAGGCAGAACGAGCTATAGAGTTCGTTTATTGTAATGTATGATGGAATTTAATGCAGCACTAGATATAGATCCTGTAGTTCTTCGCGATCGTGCGCTAGAAGAATCTAAGCAGATATATTCTACTGAGTCTACTCGTCGTGGTAGGTCCCTCGAGGAAATAATGGTATCTAGCATGTATGGTCTCGCTGCTGAGGTATATCTTCTACAGGAAGGATACGTTGACGATGACAGACCATACAAAGATTTATTTGAGCCTGTTTCAATGGGTAGTTCCCCAATCGAAGTCAAAGTAACAGCAGGGACATATTATGTTCCCTATGTTATTAATAGGGCAGAAAAGTGCGCTTCAGAGTCTTGGAGGGATTACCCAGAAAAGCTCTATATCTTTATAGGGGACAAAGAAACCCTAAACTATTATCTTGAAGGCATCTACAATTGGGATGGTTTACATTTCGTTAAAGATGTGGTATAATATACTATTGTTAATGGAGAACATATATGAAAGAATCATTAAAGGTACTACAAGAATGTGCCGAAATCCAAGCTAAGAAATCTAACGATTATCAGAATCCCAACTCCCGTATAGTCCAAGCAGATTACTACCCACGCGGCGTATCGACTATTCTCGATATTATCCACGGTAAAGTCTTGCGTCTACGTTCTGTTACAGAAGCTATGGAACTAGATCCATCCTATGTTCCTAACTTCGAATCAGTAGAGGATTCAGCTAAAGACCTAATCAACTACGCTTCTTTCTTAGTAGCTTATTCTCGGGGTCAGATCCCAGGCCAAGACCCATCCAAGGACTTCCTAAATCGTCCGCTACAAGCCGCTAGCACAGAGACCCAGGTCTAGATCCATATTGTTCAGTTACGATCTGTGACGAAATAGGGGGTTCTCAATGGGCCCTATTTACGGTATAATACTCTCGTAAATTAAACAAAGGACCAAGAAATGGCAATCGAAAGAATAGATCTTAACAAAGGCTCGAGACTCCGCTCATTCTACTACGGTGACGAAGATTATAGATTTATTGGATCTACTAATAAGCTAGCTTGTTACGCTTATGTTCAAGATGAAGTCATGATGGAAATAGTCTTTGTTTCTCCTAAGAACGAAAAGTGTGGCTATACCGTTTGTGAAATCCAGCTATCACGTGGTAACGATGAAAATCCAGTTTGGTCAGTCGATCTTACTCGTGTAGATATTCGATTCCAAGGACACGGTCTAGTCCCTAAGTTTTATCGCTATCTTATTTCTAAGCTAGGTATTACTCTCCAAGCTGGCTCTTGTCAGTCACCCGGTGGACGTATGATCTGGGCTCAGTTATCGGATCTTGATAATGTATTAGTTTATGCTAAGACTAAGAATGGCAAATCTTACCGTGTAGATATTAACGACGAAGGCACAGAGTTAATAGCCAAATCTCGTTACCACCTCTATGATGGTTCCTCCAATATTCAACTCTTTGCTTATGCTTCGTAACGATCTATTACGATCTAGGGGTTTACTTACATATTCCCCTATGGTATAATGGTTATATTAAATTGATTAAGGAAATATATTATGGGTTCTATAGATTACAATAACAACTTTAAAGTGGGTGATATGGCTGCAGATGCGGTTCTTCTCAAATTTCAATCTCGAGGTTTGGATAAAATCGATGCTGCTTATCCAGCGGTAGGTTCACTCTCTGTTTACATTGGTGAAATGCTAAACATTGCTCAATCCTTTGATCCGGAGATTCACTCCCAACTTAAGGAATACATCAATGCTCGAACAGATGCTGCTCTAAAAGAAAAGATTGATAAGCTTACTGCTCGGAGCGGTGAATAGTGGAGCTATTTGATTATCTTTGCCAGATTATTATAACTGGTACCGGTTGCTACTCCCTACTTGCTGTCGGATCACCCGATCCCAAGTATAGGAAATTGGCTGGTATCGTTGGACTAATTGGCCAACCTTTTTGGCTAGCAACTTCTATTATTAATGGCCAATTGGGATTACTAATTCTGGTCTTTGTTTACGGATTTTCCTGGATTCGAGTAATTATTACAAGCTCTCGCCAGATCCAATCAGAAAAAATGAATAGGATATCATTATGAAATCTAGACCTAAAGACAATCGCGACTATGATCGCGATGCTAAAAAGCTAGTTGATAAACTTAACCTAAATCATAAGTATGAAATGTACGAAATTGTTACTGGTAAACTTAAGCATTCATATCATCTTGATGAAAAACGTGTAAAAGAGCTAGAAGCAATTCGCGATGCTATTGAGAATACCTATAACATTGACGAGCCTAGACTCCTTGGAATTAAAAGGGGCCTTGGAGAAATGGCAGAGCACGCTAAACCCTAGGAAAATATAATGACAGCAGAAATCTTACAATTTACTAATCATTGGAATCCTTATACCTTTGATCAGTTCACAATTACTTGGGAGAATCTTGGATTATCCTATGAGGGGACATTACAGATATCCCTAGCACTAGAATTTTATCAGTAGATAAAATGATGTACATACTTTTAAAAGTATGGTATAATAGTACTATCTTAAAACAACTTAAGATAATTTAATATTAATATATAAAGGTAAAACTGAAATGACTAAAGTAACTAAAGAATCAAAAGTATTGGCAGCACTCCAGGCAGACACAGCTAAAGGCCTAACTGCAGCTCAGATGACATCACGCTTTGGAGTTGCTAATCCCACAGCAACGGTCTCAGCTCTTCGTCAGAAAGGCTATGCAATCTACGCTAACAGCCGTACTAACAAAGGTGGAGAGACTCGTACTTTTTATCGCTTAGGTACACCAACTAAAGCAGTGATTGCTGCTGGCTACAAAGCTCTTGCAGCAGGCTTTGTTGCTACTGTCGCCTAGTAGGCTAACCACCCGGGATTGGAGGCAAAACCTCCAATCCTTTTTTAGCGAGGATTACTAATGAATAGAGTATCAGGTCGTACAATTAACGAAGGCTTAAAATCACTTCGTCGTACGCTTCTTGAACAAGGATACGAAATCAAAACCGAAAGATGGCAAGGTACAGAAGAACCTCCCGTCTTCCTAGAAATTCTGCATGCAGACTTAGTAGCTCCTATGTACCCTACACAAGAATTAGCATCAAGCGGTTGCAATGCTACACAGCCTTGGGCTAACGTTCACTTTGAAGAACGCGTGTCTGGTATACCACACAACCCTCCTCCCTCTCATACTATGTGGCTTAAAGATACGGAAAAATATCTTTCTAATGAAGCTTTTAGCCATTCCTATCCCGAAAGAATGTGGTGCGATCGTGACAAAGATGGCATTCGATTTAAGTGGGGTAACTTATACACAGCGGTGAAACTCTTACAGAAAGAGCCTAATACCCGACAATGTTATATTCCTATGTGGTTCCCAGAGGATCTTACTGCAGCCGAGCAAGGTGAACGTGTACCTTGTACCTTTGGCTGGCACTTCATGCTACGTGGTGGTGAATTACATTGCTCATACCATATGCGTTCGTGCGACGTAGTACGGCATTTACACAACGATCTATTCTTTGCAAACTCCTTAGCTTTATGGCTTATAGATAAGTCTGGTATCGAAGCAGTTCCTGGTTATCTTCACTTCTCAGCCACTTCATTACATTGCTTTGCCAACGATCGTTATACCTTGGAGAAATTAACTAAATAATGTGTGGACTTATAGCAGCTAAAAACACTAGTCTAGACCTTAAGAAACTTATTAACAAGATGTCCTATCGTGGTATAATTGGTTATAAGGGGTATGCTAATATTATTACAGGTATAGATGAAAATTTTAGTCTATGCCACTATAGCTTACCCTTTGTTAACTTAGATCCTAATGTTGCTATTCAACCAGTCTATACAGATAATAGTTACACTCGCCCTTCTCTATTTGTAGGGGAAATATTTAACTATAAAGAAATAGGAGATCAGCCTACAGATGGTCTATGCATATCCCATGCATTCCACAATTCTGATAATTGGATAGATGAGTTTCATAAGTTCGATGGCTTCTGGTCATTTGTTACAATTCTCGATGGGGACATAATAGCAATAACAGATTACCTATCACAAAAGCCAATCTACTATCGTACAGATACAGAAGCTTTTGCATCGGAAATAGATGTACTAAAAGACTTTGGTCCGGTAACTCCCAACGAACTATTCTTATCGAACACCCTTAAGTGGGGTTATGATCCAACAGGCTTAACCCCATGGAATGAAATTAAGCAAATCCCACCAGGATGTTACTACCACAAAGGTAATATCCACCAATATTGGGATTGGTCAAAGGTTGATCGGTCTGATTCGTTACGATCAGATCTCAAAAAAGCTACTGAGCTTAGACTCGGTGGAGAACGTGAGGTATCTATTCTGCTATCTGGTGGCTTAGATTCTTCTATCATATATGGGTTAATCAAAGAACTTGGTCGTGATGTTAAAGCTATTCACGTAGAAAATCACGAAAAAGACTTTGCTTCCCTAATGACGCAAGACTTGATTGAAGTAACACTTGATGATGTATCAGATGAAGATTCAGTTCGTATACACCAAAGCCCGGTGGATCTAGGTTCAGTTAAGCCACAAATAGCTATGGCTTCAAAGCTAAAAGACTTAGGATTCCATGCTGTTATGACTGGTGATGGTGCAGACGAACTGTTCGGTGGTTACAGACGTGCAGAACAATACGATAGTCAGTATTCAGATGTATTCTGCGAACTACCCTATTATCACCTGCCAAAACTAGATCGGACTATGATGTATTATACAGTAGAACTCCGATCGCCATTCCTAGCACCGTCAGTTGTTAAGCATGCCCTAGACCTCCCCTATGAAATGCGTAAGGGCATTAAACAAAAGCTTATTGACGAATTCGCTTACCTACTACCTACCGAAATACTCGAACGACAAAAGCATCCCCTTAAAACAGATTCAATTCGTAAAGATCCTATGTCCCAGCGAATTGCTAATAATGAAATATGGAAAAATCTATGAAAAAATACATATGGGATCTTCGCTATCTCAAATTGGCAGAACATATATCAGATTGGTCTAAAGATTCTACTGGTATCGGATCAGTAGCTATAGGAGATCAAGGCCAGGTATTAGCTCAAGGCTATAATGGATTCCCCCGCGGAGTAAAAGATAGCCAGGAGAGATATGACGTTAAAGAGGAGAAGTATAAATTTGTAGTCCATTCAGAAATGAATGTTATCTACAATGCATCATATAATGGTGTATCACTTAAAGGATCAACCCTGTATGTCTGGGGATTGCCAGTCTGTTCTGAATGCGCTAAGGGTATTATCCAGACCGGTATTAAAAGAGTGGTTATGAGTAAAAGGGATAGAATAAGCACTCTACCATTATCTGATAAGTGGAGAGAGTCATTTGACCTTACCAAAATCCTATTCGAAGAAGCTGGTGTAGAATGGGAATTTGTGTAATAGGGATGTACAAATATTCAAAGATGTGGTATAATGGTACCATAAACAAACAAAGGTAATTTATATGTCAATAATGGATAAACTCAAAAAGAATTCTAAGGTCAAAGAAACTCAGATCTTAAGTAAGTCAAAGTTCTTTACAGATAAGGATATGATAACAACAGATGTGCCCATGATTAACGTGGCTCTTTCTGGTGATATTGATGGTGGACTAACACCGGGCCTTACGGTTCTTGCTGGTCCATCTAAGCACTTCAAGACCTCATTTGCTCTTGTTATGGCTTCAGCTTATCTAAACAAGTATCCCGATTCTGTTATGTTGTTCTACGATTCTGAGTTTGGTTCACCCCAATCTTATTTCGAGTCTTTTGGTGTAGACCCAGCACGGGTTCTTCATACCCCTGTGGCTAACGTCGAAGAGCTTAAGTTTGACCTAATTAATCAGCTAGAAGAAATATCAAGAGAAGACAAAGTAATTATTGTTATAGACTCTATCGGTAACCTAGCATCTAAGAAAGAATTGGATGATGCTATTAACGAGAAATCAGTTGCTGATATGTCACGTGCTAA